GCGCTTGGCTAGCGCGTCTCTCCCGAGCATCTCAATCGGCAACTCACGTTGCCTTAACCGAACATCATGTTCGGAGATTGAGACGTCAGAAAGCGCTGGTTGTACCAGCGCTCGCAGGACATAGCTCCATGCGTCCTTGGTATATTTAATATACCTAGGTTCGAGCCTAGCTATACGGAACTCTTGCCTTTGCAGGCGCTTGTTCCATCGCTTAGGGATCGAATCATTGTTCGGTACATCCACGTACGCCACACCGCTTATTAGGCGGTCAGCGTCCGTGAACGCAGGATTGGAGGTGGGAAGTGCACCGAAACCACAAGATGTGGCTATCGGTCCGTACCACTCCTCCAATTGTTTGAACAATGGACGTGTCTCAGGGCCTGAGTACTTCTTATAACAGTTGTTATAGAAAGCAATGGCTCTGAGTCGGGAATGAGCATCATCGCCGAATTCGTATCTCACGCGGACGGGAGTCACATCGATTTTGTCGACGTACTCTCCTCCACAGGACTCCCTAAAGGGACCCCTTGAGAACGACTTGCTTCGGTTGACTAGTAAACCAACCGATTCAAGTGCCTGAGTAACGATCTCTCGGTACTTAGGCTTAACGATGATGTCGTCGCCATAAACGTAGACGTCGGAATCTCCGTCATCTACGTGGCGAATAGCACTCGTTGCTATGGACCAGATACATAACGCCATCACGGGGAAGCAAACTGCTGATCCCATTGGCGCGTGTTTAGCCAGCCAAACATGACGACCGTCCGGAAGGACCGTCATACCACTGCGGCAGGCAGCAAGAGCCTCACCCCAAATGTTGGGGAACAGCTCTTGTACCAACTCTAGCGATATGCGATCCGAAGCATCCTTCAGGTCGAGCGTGGCCCAATCACCTTTCGGGTGATGTGGGATAGGAGTACCATACCAGGTGGGTAAGACCCCGCCTGTGGCACTTCCTGCGCACGCTAGTGTTCGATTAGTCGACTGGTCGACGAAGTTAATTCGTCGTCTGGTTAGATGGTGGCTCTCGAGACGCTTCGTGAGAAGCGTCATAAGGCCCTGTTGAATCCACATCGTTTCACGAGGCTCACAGCTGATTAGCCGTGGGCCACGCGAATCTTTGGGGACCAGCAGGACTTTAGCCCGAGGGTCACGAGTAGTGGGTTCGTAAGGATGCGCATCATCGCAAAGATGATTGCTCCCTACGGTCCAATACTGCTCATACGGCCAAAGTCTATCCAGTTTTGGATAGAATTTTGGTCGTCCGAAGCGCTTGTGGAACACTGTTCCACAAGCGGCAGCGCCAGACCCGTGTTTAGGCGTGATCTCCAGGGGGTTTACCCCGGACAACACGCGACGCACGAGACGTGAGGCTCCATCCACAACAGCTTGAACCCTTACAGGTCCTAGATTGTCGTGGCGGATGACCCCACTTGAGCGAAGTTCAGGAACACGAAACATGTTAAAACGTTGGAGTTCATCCTCCGTTCTAACAAAGTTACGTATAACTTCATCTTCGCTTTCTGGTGTATGACCGCCATCGATCTTAGCGAATAACCCCAAAAGGGTATTCAGCGTATCGATAGCACCTACATCGTAATCGTCACGAAGCCTTCCATCGTCCGTGAAAACGGATGAAAAGGCCTTGTACAAGAAACGAGGCAGGACAGTATTGCGCTTTGCGCCGAACCTTACTTCTGGGGACGAAATGTCGAGCCATCCGGATTCCAATCCGGAGAGGGCAGCAGTTCGTAACCTGGGTAAGTGTCGGGCGGCAAAGGCAATGCCTTCGGAGTCAATTCGTCTGATACACGTTGATAAATCAGCGTCTTCAACGAATTGGGAGTGACGTGTGTCACGAGCAAGTAAGCACCAGATAGTGCTAAGGCGATTATTGTTAACCATGTGGGTGATTTCTTAATAGAATTCATTACACGGTGGACAACCTTCGCCAATACTATAACCCCTGTACCTGATGGTACGCGTCTCCGCGATAATGCCTTAATCGTTAGATTAAGCATGTCGCGGTTCTGGTTGTTTGTAGGCATGGTATGTAACTTTGATGTTAATACTGTGCTGTAGGGCCCTAATTATGGGCCAATACAAGGAGCTTAAAGCTCCCCGTCAAACAGCTTGGTCTGCAATGCCGTATCGGAAGCGATCGTAGCGATCCTTTCCCAATACGCCAAATACTCAGCCAACGTGGTGAATTCCGCGCGTTTAATAGTAACAAACGCACGGTCAACCCGCGTTTCCCCCGAATTGGAGGATGGAACAGCCTTAACGAAAGTCAGCTCGACGATATCGCCGCGCAGCTTTCCGCTATTGGATGTTTCATGGCCAACACGCATCTTTTCAGATGCGTTGAGTGGCAGGCCAGACACCGCAAAATAAGATGCGGTGTCAGTGTCGAATTGCTTGGCATAAACTGCCTCATTCGACAGTGTACCAAGGGTATAGGTGGTATCTAGCATTAGCTAACTTTGTTCACGTGTTATATCACAGAGTACGACCGAAATTCCAAATAGCACTCGCTATTTGGCAATCGTACGGAATCTCTGTAATAAAAGCTCTATCCCAGTCCAAGTTTGCCCAATATTGGGCAGCTTAAGCTGTGGTAGATAGAGTCCTGGTGGCGTCCAGCTACCAGAGGTTCGCGTGTAGTTGACTTTCGTCGACGACACACGCGAGTTTTGGATTGTTGTATTGCCCGTATCCACCACCATATGTGGTTTATACGTGCCATCAAACGGGTCCAACATAATCTCAACTTCCGTAGTGGTCACCATTTTAGTGGTGGTCCACTTGGCAGTGGTCTCTACATAACTAGGATCAATGGGTGAACCATTGAACTGATCCAAGAAGTTGTTAATTGGCAATAGCCAATCAACAACGAAGGAGAAGGGAACCGCCTCCCAAACTACACTGGCATTAAGCGACAGCCCGAGTTTTTCTCGAGCTATCGCAAGCTTAGTCATGTCTGGGGTGGAAATGGCCTGTGGCGAAAGCTTACGCTTTGCGCCATAGTACCAAGCTCCCCTAGTTGTGCGTGAAACACGGTGGGTTAGCCAGAGGTAAGGAAGATACGAATGCCTATACTTATTGTAATGGGCAGGTGTATCTGACTTTTCCTCATGGTGCGAACCAACGACCGTGAACTCTTTTTCCGAGAGTTCCCGGAACGACTTGTTCAACGAACCGAGCGTGGAATGAACGGTTTGGATGTCTTCCAATAAAGGCTTCCATCCAAACTTCCACGCCAAGTCCCAACCAGTCATACGAGTAATCCATTGGTAGGGTGTCTGCGGGATCTGCAATAGATCCTTAAGGAAACCCTCCTTTGTATCATTGACGTTTGAGAACGCGGTCTTTTTACGACCAGAACGCGAGACCGCCCGAAGGCGGGCCCACGCGATATGTTCTACCACACGCTCAAGAGCGTGCTTACAGTCTTTGAGCTCGTATACTGAGTTGAGTATAGACAACTGTGCCGGCGCAAGCGTCGGCAGGCGAGATAGCGCAATTGCAGAACCATCAGGCACAGGAATGTGCTTAGAGTACTGCAAGAGAGCGTCTCCCGCCCCATCTTCTATATCGATTTTCATGCGGCCATTATAGCCAGCACGAGAATCAGTATATTCGATGTGAGCCACAGCAGGATCACCGCCACAAAACCACTTTTCGTGGTTGCATTGGTTGATCCCACCTGGGTTGTCTCCGACATCAGTCATCGACTCCTTACTATAATCAAGGTAATCCAACACTCCGTTGTTCAATACGCCGTATTGGCCGGTTGATTTTGTATCAATCCAGCCGTCGACAACATCGAACCTTCCGGAGAGAGGAACCCGATTATTTTGGCCCTGTTCTCTATATCTTGTAGTCATAACGATTACGGGCACCTACCTTCCGAGGTAGG